GACTAGTCTCTATGTTAGATTACTACACCGAAAGGTGTGTTACTTGTTAAGTTGATTGAACCGCCGTGTACGGAACCGTACGCACGGTGGTGTGAGAGGTCGGGAAAATTTATTTAATTCTCCCTCCTACTCGATTATGGTAGCCTTGCCGCAAGGGTAAGATAAGAGAAGATAAATAATAGAGAGGAAGCCATATGGATAACGATTATATTTTAACCAAAATAACAGAACACGACGCAAAGCTCGCAGAAGGAGCGCGCAGGCTTGACGACTTGGAACGATCTAGCGAGCAAATAACTGAAATTGTGCTGGCCGTTAAAGAAATTTCTATGTCAATAAAATCACTAACAAAGGAAATCGCGGAGCTAAAGGCCGAAACAGTTTCTATTAACACGCGCCTCGACGACGTGGAAAAGTACCCCTACAAGGATAAGGCCGCTCGACACGATAGATACGTGTCGCTGGCAGGTACTACCATAATCGGCGCGCTTATTGGTTATTTATTAAAAACATTTTTAGGAGTATAGGAGGTCACTATGTTGGATAAATTGACAAAGCTTGTAAATGTAAAGAGCATTGTTACTCTTGTGCTGACGGCTGTGTTTTCGTTCCTTGCGATTGAAGGAACAATCAGCGGAACGGAGTTTTTAACTATCTTTACAACAGTTATTGCGTTCTACTTCGGAACGCAGAGCAACCGAAACAAGGAGGAATAAATATGGCCACAAACGAGCAGGCAAAAGCATTTATTCAACAGATCGCGCCGCTTATACAGAAGTACGCGAAACAGTACGGCTATAAAGTAGCAAGCCCTATTATAGCGCAGGCGTGCTGTGAGTCGGCTTATGGCCTTTCGAAGCTATCGGCAAATTACCACAACTATTTTGGCCTTAAGTGTGGTTCCTCGTGGAAAGGCGCCTCGGTAAATATGAAGACCGGCGAGGAATATACTGTCGGAACATATACAACGATTAACGCTAATTTTAGGGCGTACGCGAATATGGAGGAAGGCGTAAAAGGCTACTTCGATTTTATTTCGGCCAAGCGCTACGCAAACCTTAAGGACGCGTACACAGCGCAACAGTACCTTGAATTTATCAAGGCCGACGGATACGCAACCTCGAGCACCTATGTAAATACAAATATGAGTATCGTTAATAAGTGGGACTTAACAAAGTACGATACCTTCGAGCCGGTTCCGGATGAACCTTTAACCTTCCATCCAACAAAGGAGCAGGCGGCCTTTTTGCAGGCTATGCTTAACGACCATAACTTCCACGATATGGACGGCAGAGCGCTTGTTGTAGATGGTATTGCCGGAGTGAGGACTATGTTCGCATTAAGAGCTTTTTGCGAGTGGATTTTGGGAGAAAACAATGGGAAGAAGTAAAAACCTAGTACTCGCGGATGCGATCAACACCGCGATAAAGGTATCGAAGGAAAATATAAAACTTAAGCGCGCGCTGATAATATCGGTGTGCGCTAACGCTGTGCTGTTAGGAGGTCTTATATGCGTCTTAAGCTTTTAAGAGCCTTTTGGAATTGTGGCGACGGCCAAATTATAGAATTTGCACTCCTGCGGGCTCACCTAAACAAGCGCGAGTACGAGGTTATAAATCTTATGCTCGACGAGTGTTTGACGCAGGAAGAAACGGCCGAAGCGCTAAACTACAGCACGCGTAAAATACAAGACCTATGGGTCAGCGGCGCGGATAAGTTGCTCCGCATCCCGTGGGTTAGGGCTTATGCCATTGAATTGACCGGCTTAAAGCTGGATTAACACCTCCTTCTTTATTTATATAAAGGCACCCCGCCAAGGTGCCTTATTTTTTTGCGTAAAATTTGCGGGAGTGGTTCGTGGTGGTTATGATCCGCGCGCGGGATAATAGACTCATAAGGAGGCCACGATATGTTTGTCGAGTACAACGCGAACCCGCAGGCCAAGCGCGTGGGTGATTGCACAATTAGAGCGCTGTCCAAAGCGCTAAATAAGGAATGGGACGAGGTTTATATTGATGTTTGCATAGAAGGGCTAATGCTTCACGATATACCCTCGGCTAACCACGTGTGGGGCGACTATTTAGAAGCGCAAGGCTGGGAGCGGTTTCCGGTAGCCGAGCGCGGCTATACTGTCAGCAGGTTCGCGGCAGATCATAAACGCGGCGCGTATATATTGGCAATAAGCGGCCACGTCGTCGCGTGCGTGGATGGTGACTACTTCGACACGTGGGACTCCGGAGAGGAAGTTGTCGTCTACTATTGGAGGAAGAAAAATGAATAATTTTATACCTTACTATCCGAATATTTACCAACAGCAACAGCAGAACGTTGACGAGCGAATATGGGTGCAGGGATCAACGTCGGCAGAGGCCTACTTGGTAGCTCCTAGCGGGTTTGTTCGCTTATGGGATAGCACCGAGCCGGTATTTTATGAGAAGCGAGCCGACGCAAGCGGCAGGCCGTATCCTATGGAAGTATACGAATACAAGCGCAGGGAGGCACAGAAGCCACTTTTACCGGTGGAGGGTGGAATTGATTACAAGGAAGAAATAGAAGCCCTTAAAAGCCGAATTTCGGCGCTAGAGGGTAAGAAGGAGGTAAAGAAAAATGCTTCAAAATCCAATACTAATGATGCAGGAATTCCGGAAGTTTAGCCAAAACTTCCAAGGCGACCCGCAGGCCGAGGTTCAGAAGCTACTACAAAGCGGCAGAATGACCCAGCAACAGCTCAACCAGCTACAAAGCGCGGCGCGGGAATTCCAACAGATACTAAATAATTTTAGATAATTAAAGTGCGCACTTTTAATTATAAAACCGGCAAGCAATAGGGCTTGTCGCTGACCGAAAACAGAAAGGTAGGTAGAAATAATATGGCATTATCAGAAAATGGTTTAAGCCCTGCGGACGTTGTAGCTCTTAACGGCAACGGCGGCGGTAATAATGGTATGTGGGGCGACGGCTCGTGGTGGATCATAATTTTATTTTTGTTCATTTTCGCGGGCTGGGGCAATAACGGCGGTTATGGCGGCAATAGCGGCGCGGCTGACAATTACGTGCTGGCTTCCGACTTCGCAACTATCCAGCGACAGCTTTCGGACGGGTTCAACTCTGTAGACAATGCGCTCGACAGACAGAACGCAGGAATTTGCGACCTAGGTTATACACAAGCCCAGCTCATTAACAACGCGCAGATTAACGCTATGCAGAACGCGAACGCTATACAGAGCCAGCTCGCTAATTGTTGCTGTGACATCCGCGAGGGTATTTCCGGCGTAAACTATAATATGGCTATGAATACCAACACATTACAGCAGGCGGTTAATACGGGCTTCTGTCAGACAAACTTTAATGGGCAGACAAACACACGCGACATTATCGAGGCGCAGAATAATAACACGCGTGCGATACTTGAAGCGTTAAACGCTAATAAGGTCGAAGCGCTTAAGGACAGAATAGCAGAGCAGAACCAGCAGATTAACGCGCTTAACCTTGCGGCTTCACAGCAGGCACAGAACGCGTACCTTATCGACCAGCTCGGCACAAAGTGTCCTATCCCTGCATATTTGACTTGCAACCCTAACGCTCCTTTAAACTATAGCGTAAACTACGGCGGCTGTGGCTGTAACTCATAGGGAGGTGGTTCCTTATGGCAGAATTTATCAACCCAACACCGCAGACCATAACAGCCGGTAATAACGTCCAATTTACGGACACGCCCGTGGAGCCTTGCCCTTGTGTAAGGCACCGCGAAGGCTCCGGCATATTTACCCTGCGCGGCGGCCATAAATACCTTGTGGCATTCTCGGCCAATATCGCAGGCGCGGCGGCCACTACAGAGGTAGAGCTGTCATTCACACTTGGCGGCGAGGCCTTAACCGGCACTAGAATGGTAGCGACTTCAACGGCGGCCGGCGACCTTTACCACGTGACAACCTTCGCGGAGATCGCGGTACCTTGTGGCTGTTGCTACACCTTGGCGGTGGAAAATACCGGCACAGCGGCCGTTGACGTAGAAGACGCTAACCTATTGATGTTTAAGGAGGACTAGGTAATGAACGATATGACAAAATTAAAAGATATGCTCTGTGAGGAGCTGGATAAGCTCACCAAGCGCGGGGAAATCAGTAGCACAAGCCTTGACTCCATCCACAAGCTAGTGGTTACGATTGAAAAAATCGACCGCATAGAAGAAATGGAAGGCGGCGAGGACTACAGCGGCACAGATTGGGAAGCACGCGGCAATTATAGCAGGGCACGCTATGGCAGAAGCTACGGCGACAGCTACGGGGATGACAGCTACAGAAATGACAGCTACGCCCGCCGCGGCCAGCATTATGTGCGCGGCCATTATTCGAGAGCTTCCGAGGATATGGGACAGAAAATTGAAGAGCTAATGAATGACAACGGAACTCCAAGCCGCGACAAGGAAACATTGAGAAAAGCTATGGAAATTTTAGGCAGGTAGGAAAATGGTAGACGTGAACGAGATTGAAATGGAGATAGAGAGGCTAGAGGACGAGCCGCTGTCGTACGCGCTGTGTGCAAAGCTGGCAGACCTTTATATCGTGAGAGATCATTTCAAGGGAACAGTAGACGCATCTCGCTCCTCGTCGGAATTCCTGCTTGTATGCTCCAAGGCTCCAATAGAAAAAGTGCTCGCCATCCTCGACGAGCACCTTGATTGTATTAAATTATTATATCCTCGCGAATACGAGGCTATTATTGAGAGGATTAGAAACTCCAGCCCATAAAATTGCCCACGACCTTGCAGGAACGGCGTAAAATGGGCACTCGACACGAGTAGTGTATAATTTTCGAATCCCCCTCTCGCTATTTTTTTATTTCTCCCATAAACCCGCGGAAAGCGCCAATTTTCTAGGGCTTACGGGGGATTTTTTTATGCTTAAATATAACCCTAAAATATAAAATATTGCCCACAAATATAAAAAATTGCCCACGGAATTGCCCACGGCCTAGCCCACCGAAGTGATAATTTTTGAAAAGGAGTTTTTCATTTCGGCCATATTCTCGGCAGGGTCAAGGTTGTAGCGGTATATCTTCATCATTGTGCTAGGATCGTCCCATCCGAGCCAAGCCATAACTTCTTCGTCGCTAAACTTCTGCTTGTGTAAGTGGGCGGCGCAGAAGTGCCTTGTCATATGGAGCCTAAAGTGCGGAATGCCTAGCTCCTTTTGAGTCTTGGATAAATACTTGTTGATCGCGTGCGGGCTTCCCTTGTACGCGTAGCCCTGCGCTTTAATTTGATTAGCCAGCGCGGCGTCTAATGGTATGCGGCGATACGAGGCCGAGGTTTTAGGATGGTCTTTAACCAGCACCTTGTTATTTTTATCGACGACTATATCCTTGCTAATCGTTAGGACGTTCTCGCGGTCGATATCCATAGCTGTGATAGCCATAGCCTCGCCGCGGCGCAGGCCTAATACGCATAACTGTAAAAGGATAGAATAGCGGGAGTCCTCGGCATATTTCAGTATACGCGTTATATCGTCCGTAGTAGGCTCGTATTCCATCTTTTTGATTAAGGCCGGCAATTCCACGTCTATAACGAATTGCTTGCGATATGCGCGGAATATGGGACGATATAGGCCTAATAAATTACGCGTAGACTTTGGCGAGTGCTTCACCTTGTAGTCGTCTATTAGCTTTTGCACTTGGCTATTTGTTACCTCATAAAAAGGTAATTGCAGGAACCACGCCGGCGTGCTCTTGTAGAGGTTGTTATATCCGCGGATCGTGGCCGGCGATAAGTCCTCTTTTTCACATTTGCGCAGGTACTTTTCTACATAATAAGCGACGTTCCCGTCGTCCGCGTAGGTTTGCACCTGCTCGGCTTCCATAGCCTGCGCTATTAGCATAGTAGCTTCGCGCTTGTTTGGTTTGTACGGAACAGTTACCGAGTACCGGTGGCCTTTGTAGGTCTGCCGTATGCGGTACGATCCGCTTTTTAGTTGTTCGATTGTCATTGTAAAGTCCTTTCTAGTTTTCCGTTACAATATAGGTTTCCTTGCCGTTTAATACAGCCTGCTTGGCCGTATCGACAAAGCGCTCTATAGTTTCGGTCTTAACTATAACGTGGTTATCGCCTTTAGCCATTCCCGTGGCCTCGGCCATTTGGTAATTGGTTAGAATATTGTCTGCCACGCATACCCTCATAGCTAACGGCATACGTAAGTATGCGGTCATTACGTCCAGCACTCCGGTAGGCGAGCTCCCGTGGTCGCCATAGAGCAGGAATAACAGCTCTCTAACGTGTGCGTCGTCCAATTCGTCCACGTACTTGTGAAGTGCGGCTCGTAGCGTTTCCATATCCGACTCCGCGTTTATATGCGCGAATTCCTGCGGATGTAGTAACTCCATAAGGTAAGGATACATTGGCACCCCGAGCGCTTGGAACCACGCCAGCGCCATTTTAAAGTTAGGCGCTTGGTCGCCTGCTTCCCAATTTTGAACTGTCTTTTTTGATATTCCCAGCGCCTTGGCCACTTGGTCTTGGCTTTTTCCGGCGGCCGCGCGTGATTTTCTCCACATTTTCGCGACTTTTTCCGCATATTCTACACTATTCATCCCCATTTACTCCTATAACGTACTTTTTTTATCCATATTCGAGATTTTTTGACTATTACGTGCTATATTCACCCAGCGGTATTATCTAAACAACGGAGGGTTGAATATGAAACGTAAAATAGTTAATGAAATTTCGGCCGTTCTTCTATGTTTAGATATAGATACATTGCTGGCTATTAAGTCGGTGGTATCTAATCTACAGAAAGGAGCCGGCAACAATGGAACGACAACAGAATATTGAAGCTATTAAAGGACTCCTAGAGCAAGCCGACGACAACGTCGTGAAGCTTATACTAGAAATCCTTAAAAGGCTCTAACCACGGAACCACCTCGACTACTCGGGGTGGTTTTCTTCTTGTGCGAGTAACTCTTCCATAATAGCTCTCGCCTCGGCGATCTGCTCGTCGGTAAGCGACGCGAGTAGCTTCGCAACTTTTAAGCGTAGCGGCTCGTTGCTTTTCATTAAAGAAGCGGTTACGTCCGCCACTTCTGCTTCTCGGTCTTTTGGTGGAAATATTTCGCCTTCCTCGTTTTCCAGCCACTCCCTGCTTACGCCGAACTCCTTACTGATATTTATAAGGACGGAATTCGAAGGCACGCGCTGGCCTTTTTCCCATTGGGAAACGGCTCCGGATGTTACACCAACACGCTCGGCGAAATCTGACATACTTAACTTTTTGCCGGTCGACTCCTCCCTTACGTATTTAATTCTTTCTCCTAATGTCACTTTATTCACCTCCTTTCTTAATAAAGAATATACCACTTTGTATTTACGCTGTAAATAAAATATATCAAAACGCTTTACAATGAGTGAAAATGATGCTATATTATTTTCACAGAGTAAATAAACTAATTTACAGAGTTTAAGGAGGAACGGATGTGACAATCGAGGAAATGCGACAGCACGAGTGGGAGGTTAGCTGGAGCGGGGGCAAGGACAGCACAGCGACAGTAATACTGATGCACGAAAACAACATCCCGATTAAAAAAATTACATACGTTCGAATGATGTGGGATGAGGACATACCAGCAACTCTTCCGATAATGACATCTTTTGTAGATATGGCGGCGAAGGTCTTCGAAAGCTGGGGGTATTTGGTAGAAATTATCCCTAGTATTAGGACAGCGAAAAGCTTGTGTGATGACAAATATAAAAAATCAAAGCGCGAAGAAAAAAACGGAAATTATTACGGGGTCACGTCATTTGCAAGAGGGATGTGCAGATTTACGGGTTACAAAGTTAAAACGATAAAAACTCTTCAAAAAGGCGAGTATGAAATGATTGGTTATTCCGCAGACGAATTACATAGGCTCCACAGATTAACGGATACAAAGTGCTCAATTATGTTTGAGCTAGGGATAACCGAGGAACAGACCTTTGACATTTGTAAAAAGTACAATTTGCTTTCGCCTTTATATGACCTTGGTTTTAAAAGGGATGGTTGCTGGTTTTGTCCGAACGCCGCGGCAAAAGAAAGGCAATATTTAAGAAAGAACCATCCGGAATTAGTTAACCTAATCAATCAATCAATCAATGCTCCTACGATATAACCGGAATGTCAACCCGAAATAATTGGGTTAGAGATTTTATGAAGGGCAACGATTGGGTACAAATGGACATTTTCGATTACATAGACGCATAGGAGGTAGGGTATGAAGGAAAAAGTACTCGAGGCTTTAAGCCTCGCCAAGAAGTTTTACAGCGAAGAGCTGGAAGGGAACCACGAACACACGGACGAAGAGCTTATCCGCTACTACGATCTCGAGGGTGATATCGAGGACGAGTACCAAAGTCCACGCGGCTACATAGGCTGGTACGGAGCTATTTGCTGGCTTAAGGATATTTTGAAATTTGAGTGTTAGGAGGCAGGGTATGACAAAGAAGGAAGTTTTGATTTGGTACGACCTCGAGAAGGTCACGATCCGCGAGGGTTACGAAAGGCTGATGGACGCGGCCGAGCGCGCGAAGGACGTACTCGAGGCGAACCGCTGGCACGAGAACAGAGTAAACGCATTACATAAGGAATTCTGCCGCAGGCTTACCGCGGCAGAGTAGACCACCGAAGGCTCCGCACCTATAGGGCGCGGTTCCTTGGATGGCCATCCATATTCTAAAGAAAGGAGCAAAGCTTATGAATAATTTATCGGAGCAGGCAAAGTCAGACATTGTTACCCTCGTTACCTTGTTCGACAAGGCAGAGGCAGGCACAAAGCAATTTATACTCGGCTACCTACAATGCGCGGCCGACCACAACAATTAAAGGAGAGAATATGGACGAATTACAGATTTTTAGGAGCGAGGAATTCGGCTCCGTAAGGACTACCGAGATAGGCGGGAAAACCTACTTCCTAGCCACCGACGTTTCCAACGCGCTGGGCTATTCAAACCCAAGGGACGCAATCGCTAGACATTGCAGGGGGGTCGTGAAACACGACGCACCTCACCCACAAAACCCAAGCAAAACAATGGAAATGAGTTTTATACCCGAGGGCGATATTTACCGCCTAGTTATCAAGTCACAGCTTCCAAGCGCCGAGAGGTTTGAAAGCTGGATATTTGACGAGGTGTTGCCGGAAATAAGACAGCGCGGCGCGTATTTGACCGACGCAAAGGCCGCAGATATCGTAACGAACCCTACAAGCTTAATCGACCTATTACAGCAGGCCGCCGACCAGCTTAAAAAGAAGGATATACGGATCGCGGAAATGAGGCCGAAGGAGGTATTTGCAGACGCCGTAAGCGCTTCCGATACATCAATCCTTGTTAGGGACTTGGCGAAGCTGATTAAGCAAAACGGCGTTGATATCGGCGAGAAGCGCTTGTATAAGTGGCTCCGTAACAACGGCTACATAGTTAAAAAGGGAACCACACCAACTCAAAGGGCTATGGAGCTCGGATTATTCGAAGTAATAGAGCGAACCACCCAGCGCGCAGATAACCCGCCGATCGTTTGCACTACCACAAAGGTAACGGGAAAAGGACAACAGTATTTTATCAATAAGTTTTTAGGAGCGTACTAATATGGCACGAATAGCATTTACAAAACAGCAGGAAACGTATCGAGCCTGCAAAAACCTAACCGAACGTTGCGACGAGCTACGCCGCGCGAAACATATAACGCAGGCAAAAATAGCCGAGTACAGCGGCAAAAGCCAGCCCCGCGTTTCATACGAGCTTAAGAATGGCTTATCGTTTGAAACATTTGTGGCAATCGTAAAACTCACCGGCGCGGAGATAAGCCTATGAAAAAGAGGATATTAAGCGCGCTCGCAATAGCGGCCTTGGCATTGTCGCTAAACATAACCGCCGCGGCAAAGCCGGAACTCACGGCACCAACGACCGACCCGCTCGTCGAGCCTACCATTATGCGCGTGACCTGCTATATGGACAAAGGTATCACTGCCAGCGGAACCGAAGCCCGCGAGGGAATTGTAGCGGTTAAGCCGGAATGGATGCAGGAAGGCTATATTGTACAGATTTGGGCGGTACGCGACGGCAAAATAGGCGATTTTATGGGCTACTACGAGCCAAAGGATACCGGCTACGGAATTGACACCGGAGAGGGCGAGAGCCGCGTTATTGAGGGCAGGAGCCGCGGATCAATAGAAGCCGGCTGGAGCATTGACGTATTCTGCGAAAGCGAGGCCGAGGTGGCCGAGTGGCAAGCGTACGGAGATTACTTTTATATAAGGATTTTAACGAACTGTAAAGGATAGAAAGGACTACAAAAATGGCAACGATTTATAACATAACCGGCGATTGGCTTCGCCTTTACGATATGGCCGATGACCCCGATATCGACGCGGACGTGTGGTTTGACACTATGGAGGCTATAGAGGGCGAGATAGAGGAAAAGGCCGACGCTACAGCGGCGCTAATAGCCCAGCTTAAGGCCGAGAGCGACGCAATAAAGGCCGAGGCAGATAGACTAGCCGCCCGCGCAAAATCACGCGCTAACAAGGCCGAGTGGCTTAAGAAAGGACTTGAAAAGTCAATGTTGGCGACGGGTAAAACAAAATTTAAGACCGAGCGCTTTTCGTTCGGAATTCAGAAGAACGCACCTTCCCTTAAGTTTGCGGATAACTTTGATATCAACTCGCTTCCAGCAGAGTTTATAAAATTTGCAGACCCCGAGGTGGATAAGACAGCGCTAAAGGACGCGCTAAAAGCTGGCGGGAAGTTTGAAGGCTGTTATTTAGAGCAGGGCGAAGGCCTGCGTATTAGGTAGGAGGTAGAGAATGAATATATACGAGTCAATTAACGCGGTTATGCAGGATGTCGGCTACGTCGGCAAGGATAGCCGCAACGCACAGCAGGGTTTTAACTTCCGCGGCATAGACGCCGTTATGAACGCGATAAACCCAGCGCTGGTTAAGAATAAGGTCTTTGTGGTTCCGCAGATACTAGAGCAGACCCGCGACGAGCGCACCAACGCGAAAGGAACAACCCTTTTGTATAGCATTTGCAAAATTAAGTACACATTCTACGCGGAGGACGGCTCATTCGTTGAGGCTATTACAATCGGCGAGGGGATGGATACGGGCGATAAGGCTACTAATAAGGCTATGGCTATCGCGTTTAAATACGCTCTCTTCCAAGTTTTCTGTATTCCTACCGAGGAAATGAAGGCTGACGATCCGGACAACGAGTGTCACGAGGTAAGGCCACGTAATAAGAAGCCGGTAGGTAAGGCCGTCGAGGAACTCGGCAACGTAGAGCAGAAAGCGCTTGAAGAAGAAGCGGCGCTTAAGGCGAAGGTAATAGGCTACATCAACCGCCACGGCCTAGACGACGAGAAGATTAAGGCCATTTGTAAGGCCTATAAGGTCGGAAGCTTGCAGGAGCTAACAGCCCAGCATTGTAGCCACTACATAAAAGCATTAGAGAAAAACGGAGGAAGCATTGATGAATAAGGCAATATTGATGGGTCGCTTAACACGCGACGCAGAGGTGAGATACAGCGCAGATAATAAGGCCGTAGCGCGTTTTAACTTGGCCGTAGATAGAGATTATAAGCGCGAGGGTGAGCAGAACGCAGACTTTATTTCCTGCGTAGCATTTGGCAGAACAGCCGAATTTTTAGAAAAGTACGGCACCAAGGGTACAAAATTCGCGCTGGTCGGCCGTATACAGACCGGCTCCTACACAAACAAGGACAACGTAAAGGTGTATACAACAGACGTTATATGCGAGCACGTAGAATTCGCGGAAAGCAAGCGCGAAGGTTCACAGCCAGCACCTGCGGCAGACGCAGACGGCTTTATGAATATACCGGACGGACTCGACGACGAGCTTCCTTTCGTATAGGCCTATGCACACGATCGGGAGATTACACAGCGCCCAGCGGTCACTTGAAGGCGGCTTGATAGTTTCCTTCGAAGTAGACGACGACAATATCGCGGCGGTCGAGGAATTGAAGGACATTGACGTTGTTATAGACGCTTCAAAATTCCGCGATAAGCGCTCGGATAGAGCTAACCGCTATTGCTGGAAATTGTGCGATTTAATCGCCAAAGCGCTGGGAAGCGATAAAGATACCATCTACCTGCTAAAGCTAAAGGATTACGGCGTTTTTGAAGACCACGAGGCTATGCGTGATAACCTCGGCTGGGCGGTCGAAAAGTTTAAGGTCGTCGAGCCTATGTATATTTACGAAGCCACCCGCCGGAATGAATACGGAGAGGACGAGCCATTTGATATGGTCGGGCTTCGGTGCTGGCGCGGATCACATACCTACAATACCAAGGAAATGAGCGACTTCATCCACGGAATTGTAAACGACGCGCAGGATATTGGGATAGAAACGTGGACGCCGGACGAAATAGCGCAGGCGGTGGAATGTTGGAAGGCGAGGTTATGAACAAATACAAAAATAAGAAGGCTGTTGTGGACGGGATAACCTTCGACAGCAAAAAGGAAGCGGCGCGATATATAAACCTTAAGTGCCTAGAGGACGCGGGGCTTATAAGCGACTTACAGAGGCAGGTATCATTTGAACTAATCCCGCCGCAGAAGCTACCGCAACCATACAAAGAGGGCACCAAGATGGTGCGAACACTACGCGGGTGCTCATATAAAGCGGACTTCGTTTATATGAAGCAGGGCTTACAAATTGTCGAGGATGTTAAGAGCGCGATAACCCGCCACAATCCGGAATACATCATAAAAAAGAAGTTGATGTTGTACAGATACGGCATCCAAATTATGGAGGTTTGATAATGACAATTACAGCAAAAGTTAAGCCGGAACAGATACACAAAATTATGAAGGACGGCATAAAAGTGGACGCGTTTGACGCTATGCTTGACGCGTACCACGCAGAAGGTCGCTACTACGAAAAAATGGACGCGATTTTGCTAATTTTAGAGCAGGCCGAGCACCTTGTTAATTGCGTCGGGAAGGAATAGATATGGCAGAGCGCAGGATGTTTTCAAAATCAATAATAGACTCCGACGCCTTCCTAGATATGCCAATGAGTGCAAGGCTTTTATATTACGACCTCTCAATGAGAGCGGACGACGACGGCTTTGTTAATTCACCGAAGAAGATCACTAGGATCACCGGAGCCACCCAGCAGGATATAGACGTATTGATAGCTAACAAGTTTATTATTCCCTTCGACGACAAGGGGATCGTAGTTATTAAGCATTGGTTTATCCATAACTACATCCGCAAGGATATGTACAAAGAAACCAACTACAAGGAAGAAAAAGCCCTGCTGGAAAGGGACGAAAATAACGCTTATACATTGGCACTTAACGAGGTCGTTACGCTTCCGTTACAGACTTGTAACGAACCCGTAACAGCTTTTCGGGGAGATGCGTCGACGCAGGTTAGGTTAGGTAAGGATAGTATAGGTAAGGATAGGGTAGGTAAGGACAGGGTAGGTAAGGACAGTATAGGTCAGAAGGAGCCAAAGGCTCCGGCGGCGTATTATCCGGACGACGAGGCCTTGAATGAGGCTTTTAAGGAATTTGTCAAAATGCGCAAGACCATAAAAAAGCCGCTGACAGATAACGCTATCAAGCGACAAATGAACAAGCTCGACAAATTAGCCGGTACTGACAACGACTTGGCTATAAATATCCTATATCAATCAATAGACCATTGCTGGCAGGACTTGTACCCGCTTAAGGAAGCAAAGCCGGCCGAGAAGCAGGGCGAGAGTTGCTGGGATAGCCTTATGCGCAAATTGGAGGAAGAGGATGACCAAGCAGGAAGTTTTAATTTTAATTCGTAGCATTGATGCCATATTTAGCGATTTAGGCTTCGAAAAAAAGCCGGAAAAGAAGCAGGCCGAGGTTGTTAATAATTGGCACTTCGTTTTAGGCGAATATGACGCGAACCTAATAACATTGGCTTATAGAAGCTGGCTGAAGACTTCCGGCTCCGCATTCGCACCAAAGCCCACAGAGTTAATCGCGGAGTTGGGAAAAGTACAGAAGTACACCCAGCTCAACGAGGGCGAGGCGTGGGCGCTGGTTCGTAAGGCAATAAATAACGGCAATTACAACGCGCAAAGAGAGTTTGACAAACTCGATCCGGCAATACAAGCGGCTATCGGCGGCGCGAGCCAATTACACGAGTGGGCGCAAACGGACATAAAGACAGTAGAAAGCGTTATCGCGTCAAACTTCGAAAGGGCTTATAGAAACGTCCTAGAGCGCCAGCAACAGATAGGCGCTATGCCGCCGGAAATGCGGGCGCTTATTGAAAATACTACTAATAAAATGCTGGAGGCAAAATGAGATTAGATTTACACGCAGAGCCGCCAAAGTCAAAGCCAATTATGAGCCTAGACGAAAAGGCGGCGCTGGCCAAAAAGGCCGGCATAACATACGGACAGCTACAACAGTTAACAGACGGCTGTAAGAGCAAGGAAGAGATAAACAAAGCCGTAGACGATTATATGCGCGAGGCGTTCCTCAAAAGGGCGCGGCGCATAGCGGACGGAGTGAGGGTTTATCCATAGGAGGGTGATTATGAAACTATACGACAGAAGGGAATACAAGATATTTGAGGATAACAGCGGGGTGGAGCCAATAGGCGAAACAGACGCGGCCTTTGATTGCGACGACGTTTTAAAATTTAGCGGCGAGCTGTGGGATGTAAGGATATTAGGCAAGGACTACGCGGTTATAGCCCCAATGGGGCTCACGGAGCTAAACGAGGAGCCGGAGGAGGCGTACGGCGAGCGCGAGTGCACCTGCCCATATTGCGGCACCACAATGCAGGACTGTGAAGTTACCGAGGACTACGAGGACGACTTCGAGTGCCCTATTTGTAAGAGCATATTCAAATACGAGCGCGAGGTGGTTTTCAACATTGAGCCGGTAAGGCCTAACACAGATATAAAGGAGATTTAATATGCGCGAGGTTTCGGATTGCTTAACTTGTAAGAAATTTTTCGAGTGTATCCACCGCGGAATTAAACACGGATGTATCAACTACGAGGAGCGCGACAATGCCGAGGAACAAGAATAAATGCGAAATGTGCGGCCGACCGGTCGCCGCGGTAATTAAAAACAAGGACAAGCGCGTGAGGGTTTGCGTGGCCTGCGCTAATTACATAAGGGCTACGCGGCCGGAGCGCAAGAGGATAGAGATACACGGAAGGGTCATAAAATGATAGAAGGTCAAATGAATATATTTGATTTTATAGACGCGCCGGAGCCGCCGAGGGTAGTTTGCAAGCTCGCCGACGAGTGCGACGCTTACCCGATAGGATGCGGCGGCACGATATGGCCGTGTAGGTTTGGCGGCGCGTTTAAGTGGAGGGATAACAATGATAACAGAGTATAAAGATATATGCCTTGTGTGCGGCGCTCCTGCGGCCGAAACGCACCACCTAGTATTTGGCCGAGGAATTCGACCACTAGCGGACGAGGACGGCTTAATGGTGCCATTATGCGCCAAGTGCCATAAGGAAATACACTACAGCGGAACAGCCGCGGCATTGAGTAAGATATTAGGCCAGCTTCAATTTGAGGACGAGTATATGGCGCGGGCTTCGCTTTATGGTATCAATACGCGAGAATTCGCCCGCGAGGCATTTAGGAAGCGCTACGGCAGGAGCTACTTGTAGGAGGTGGAAATGTCAAAGACAAAGTATATGTGGTACTACTTCGTGAGAAAAATGATAGTCGTAGGCTATTACAAGCAGGACTCCGACTTCGCCCGCAGGCTGGCCGCGGCTATGCAGGAAGCCAATGAGGAAACCGCCAAACTTCCGAATGGGGAGCTCCGGATGTTAGCGATAGACGAAGTACTGATCCGGAATATAAAAACATATAACGGCGTCGGGTACGAGCTGAACTACGACGCGCGGACTATCCAAGAATGGATAAATAGCTATGTTAATTTAGTCGGCAAAAAAGCCGGCCTATAAGGAGGGAGAAATGGATAAATTAAAGCTTTGTCCGCTGTTAATCAATAGACAGAGGACACCATCATTTACAGTAGAGAATATGTTCACAGAGGACACGTACTTTTCGCCTTGTTTGCGTGATAATTGCGCGGCATTTGTAGACGGATCGTGCAGGAATTGGGAGGCGGACAATGGCGAAGAATAACAGACTAATTAACAGCCTTAACGAGATAGCCCGCAGGAACCGCCTAGCACACGTTGAGCAGGCCAGCGACAAGCTGGTGCCTCACGTATACGCGGCGATCGCGATAGCGCTTCATAGGGAGTGCGGCTGGGGATATACACGCATAACTCGGGTATTTGCCGAGAGCCAGCGAATTTGGGAGGATTTGGGCGGAGATAATATGATTGAGTTATGCGAGAAGGAAACCGGTATAAGGCTAAAGGGTGACGTAGACGACATTTCGATTATTTAGGGAGGTAAATATGGACGATAGAAGCTATATTGACGGCCGCAGGGACGCAATAAGGGACGCTAAAGCGATATTAGTAGCCCGCGCGGCTAATCCGGAATTTAATAACCCAATTTACAAAATGGCAATAGAGCACGCGATAGATTTAGTAAGCGTGTTTGAAGTGAGCCCCGCCACGTTTGATAAAAAATATTATGATATGTGGCTGGGAGATAAAAAATAAAATATTATGCCTGCACCAACAAAAAAATAAATCTAATATATCTTGTGTTTTTGTGATAATTACTTAAAAAGCCTATTAAATAGCTCGACTCGGAGGATAAAACGAGAAGCAGCAGGCAAGGCCTAATAGTTGGTTGAGATCAATAAGCCTATATAACCGAATATGGCGGGTGCGGTTGCCGGTAAACGGAGCTGTTGTGTGGGTGTCCACGCTAGAGGCCGCGGAAGGTTGCAGAAGGGCGCTGGGTTACAAGCCCGCCGATATTGGAGGAACAAATGATTTTTATATTTTTAGTTATAGCAATAGCAACGTTAATATTTTTTGCGAGGTTGATGTGAGGTAGATAAATGAGCAATAGGTTTTTAAACGGAAGAAGATTAGTAGTAGAATACTTTAGCACAGGTATGGAGTTAGCAAATTTTGTTAATCGCTTCGAAATAGAAAGTGATGATATTCAGAAAATCGAACAAGCAAATGGTATTAAATGGGTTTTATTTTATTGGGCCTAAGTGAGGTAGATATGAATAATTGTAGAAAGTGTATTCATTTTGAAGATGTCAAAATTTTAGGTATCGAGAAATGCCATACAAAGTTTGGAAGATACATAGAACAAGGGCATTCAATGGATAATGCGGTATTACTAAATGCTAGAGAGTTAGACATTATGTTGGATACGGCTAGAGCGGATGAGAGAGCGAAGGTTATTGAGGAATGTTTGAACATATTAAAAACCTACCTGCCTCGTGGTATTACTTATCAAATAGTCAAGGGAGAAGTAGAACAGTTAAAGGAGCAGAACAATGAGTTATAGATTAGTAGATGCAAATGAACTGGTTGCTAAAGTTGATTTTGAAACACAGAACATTATAAATAATATGCCTTGCGTGTTTGCTGATATTAAGCCAGAGAATCAGCATATTAACATTGAAGAAATCCGAGCAGACGAGAGAGCAAGGGTTATTGAGGAAATGACCGAGCAATATTTTGATGTGATAGAAAGCGTATTACATAACAGAGATATTGCACTTGAACTAAACCAAGCATTAACTATATACGCAAGGATTATGAGCGAGTGTAATAAACTTGCAGAACAGTTAAAGGAGCAGAACAATGGATGATTACCAAGATTTGAAGTGGGACAAGCCGAGCTGGATAGATGGCTACGAGCAAGGCAGAGCCGATTTAATAAAGCAATTTGACGAGTCGGCGCTGTTAATTATACACGTCAGCGAGTACGGGGATGTTATGCCGAGATGTTATAGTTTGGCCGAGGTAGTAGCGCAGGATTTCGCAACGAAGCCTTAATGCCGCTGTAAAATAAAATTGTTCCATAAAACCACTCTTGTAAAGATACTTTTTTCAAAAAACTCATTACCCCGTGAAGAAGGAGCCTCCCGTTGAGGTTCCTTTTTCTTTTCGCAAAAAAGCCTAGTTAATTTGCCAAAATATAAGGGTAGAGTCCTTTCTTTCTATATAGCGCGGTTGCTGGTTAGGCGCCGCGCGCTTGTAGAGAGAAAAGGTTAAAACAGTTAGGAAACGAGGCTGGACGAGCGGCGACGCTCCCAGCCTGCTAAAGGCAAAGGAAGGGACTACAAATGGAGATTATTGAGAAAAAGCTAAACGAGCTAACGCCTTACGAAAAGAACCCTCGTAAGAACGACGACGCGGTTAAGTACGTAGCCGCGAGTATTGAGCAATTCGGGTTCAAGGTTCCGGTCGTTATTGACGCGGCCGGTGTAATTGTAGCAGGCCACACGAGGTATAAAGCGGCTAAAAGGCTAGGCCTTGAAAGTGTGCCTTGTATAGTAGCCGACGATCTAAACGAGGAACAGATAAGGGCTTTTCGCCTTGCTGATAATAAGGTCGGCGAAGTGGCCGAGTGGGATATTGACCTATTAGGTGAGGAACTAGAGGAAATATTCAACCTAGATATGAGCGACTTCGGCTTCAAGCTTGATTTAGACGACGAGGAACCAGCCGGCAACTTTGAGGAGTCCGACTTTAACTATTCCGAGCAATACGGCGTTACTGTAATACTACCCGACGAAGTAGAGCAGGAAAAGTGCTACAACCTGCTTGTGGAGATGGGCTACGAATGTAAGGTGGTGACAGTATGAGCAAAATTGAAGTCCATAATAGGGTATCAGATTTTAACAGCTATCGCGCCCAACGCGTTAAGAGCTTATTCAACGCAGAGAACGGGTGTAACTTTGATTTAGAGATAGAGGCCGACCTAGACTTCAAGTGGAATATAGGCGTAATTGTCGGCCCTTCCGGTAGCGGTAAAACTTCTATCGGTAAAATGATATTCGGCGAGAATAAGATACACGATTACACACAAGGCTGGGCAACACCAAACCGATTATTGACTGTATAGCGCCGGACGGCGATTTTAACGAGGTAACGGGTGCGCTTGCTAACGTAGGCCTCGGCTCCGTTCCGTCTTGGCTCCGTCCTTTTGGCGTATTAAGTAACGGCGAGCAATTTAGAGCCGGCCTAGCGCGTATTATATGCGAGAAGCCGGACGAAATCGTAGTGGACGAGTTTACGTCCGTTATAGATAGGCAAGTAGCTAAAATCGGCTCGCAGGCGTTTCAGAAGGCGTGGCGTAGGTCGAACCCTAACGGCAAAGTTATTTTACTAACGCCGCACTACGACATTCTCGATTGGATACAGCCGGATTGGATTATAGACACGAAGACAAAAACCTTCGAGAAGGAGTGCCTTCGGCAACGACCAAAGCTGGAGCTCACGATATGGAAGGTCAACTCAAGTTATTGGCGATATTATAAGCCGCATTATTATTTAGACCTGCCTATGCCGGTAGCGGCAGAATATTTTATTGGCACAGTAGACGGGGAGCTTGCCTGCCATATGGCGGTGGCTCCTAGGTTTGAGGTTAAAGGCTACCGCGGGACAAGATTAGTTACTATGCCGGAATGGCAAGGTGCCGGAGTAGGTATGAGGTTTTTAAATTTTATAGGCGAGTACCACAAGCAGGGTAACGGCCGCGGTGGGCATAAGTACCCGCTATACTTTCACACCAGCCACCCACAGCTTTGTGGGGCTTTAAGGCATAGTAAAAAGTGGACTCAATGCTCCGCGGAGCTATACGGCGGCAATAAGAAAAAATCGGCAAGTACTATAAGAAAAAGTAGAAGCCAGCAGGGTAAAAAAAACAATTGGCACCGGCTACGGCGGCCACTTTAGAGCTGTGCAGGGCTTTAAGTATATAGGAGAAAGGGAATGAAAATATTTATATGCGGGCAGAAAACGCTCGGGCTTAAGGTGATGAAAAGGCTAGTCGAGGACGGCCACGAAATAACCGGCATAGCGCCGCCGCCTCAAAATATAAGGGCAGATAAAATGGTGGGCTATGCAACGCTTAAGGGTATCCCGATCATAAAGGACTGTGACCGCTTAACTTCCAAGGATATACCGGACGGCACCGAGCTTATAGTAGCCGCGCACTCCCATTGGATGATAAGCGACAAAATAATAGAAAAATGCCGTTATGGCGGTATAGGTTTCCACCCTTCGCTACTACCTAGGCACCGCGGCCGTGATGCCGTAAGGTGGGCGGTGGCTATGGGCGACTTTGTAACCGGCGGCACAGTATACCGGTTAGACTCTGACGTATGCGGCGGCGGGGATATTGTATTACAAAAAATGGTGTGGATAGATAAAAGCTGGGACTACCACGAGCTATGGCACCACCTGCTACCACTTGGCGTTGATATGGTTAGTGAGGCGGTTAAGCTCATAGAGGCCGGAAAGGCCGAGAGGGTACCGCAGGACGAAAGGTTCGCAACGTTTGAGCCGTCTTGGGATAGGCCAAGGCTTAAGCGCAACGAACTTGTTATGCTCGGTATGAGCGACGAATAGGAGGACAATATGGCAAGACCACGCAAGGAGATAAACCAAAAGCAATTTGAGAACCTATGCGGGCTCCAATGCACAAAAGAGGAAATATGCGCGTTCTTTGATATAACGGACAAAACCCTTGAAAGCTGGTGCAGGCGCACCTATAAAGTAGGTTTTTCCGAAATATTTAGGGCAAAAAGGGAACTCGGCCGAATGAGCCTGCGCAGGAGCCAAATGAAGATGGCCGAAACAAACCCGACCATGGCGATATGGCTCGGCAAGCAATACCTAGGCCAGCGTGATAACAAGGATATCGTAGTTAAGCAGACAATAGAGCAGGAAGCTATTAACAGCGTGGAGGATTTCTTAAATGCTGACAGCGAAGCAGACCCAAGTACTAACTAGGCTAAAGCAACAGCCGGTGGAAATTGGCCGTATGCTTGGCTTTGTGCTATTAGGGGCGCTCCATAACGAATGGATTAAGGATATGGTCTATGGCAAGGACGACACAACCTTGCAGGCGCACAGAGGGTCGTATAAGACCACCTGCGTGTCGATAGCCTTATCCTTAATCATTTTATTATTTCCGAACGATAAGACCTTATTTATGCGTAAAACTAACACGGACGTGCTAGAGGTTATTATCCAAGTAAAGAAGATACTACGCTCTGATGTATTTAGGTATTTGTCAAAGCTTTTGTGGGGCGTGGAGATAGAGATAATAGTAGACCGCGCCGATTGTATTACTACTAACCTAGCGGCTAACGATCCGCGAGGAACTCCACAGCTTCTTGCTATGGGTTGCGGCGGCTCCATAACCGGTAAGCACTTCGACAGAATATTTACCGACGACATTATCAACGTCGAGGACAGAACGAGCAAGGCCGAGCGTGAAAAGACAAAGGTAGCCTACCAAGAGCTACAGAACATTAAAAACCGCGGCGGCCGCATATACAATACCGGCACACCTTGGCACGAGGATGACGCATTCACGCTTATGCCGCCGGCTAAACAATATGATTGTTATAGCACCGGCCTTATATCGGACGCAGAGCTTGAAAATATACGCTCTAAAATGACCGCATCATTATTCGCGGCCAATTACGAGTTAAGGCATATAGCCAGCGACGCGGTTATATTTACAAACCCACGCACCGGCGCTGATCTGTCAAAGGTAGAGCAGGGCACTTGCCATATAGATGCGGCTTACTCCGGCGAGGACTTTACAGCGTTTACAATTTGCCGCCGTGAGGGCGACACGTACTACGTATATGGCCGATTATGGCGCAAGCACGTGGACGACGTAGAAGATGAGATTATAAGCCTGCGTAAGAGCCTAAACGCTGGGCGTATATCTTGCGAGGATAACGGCGACAAAGGCTACCTCGCGAAGTCGTTACGCAACAAGGGTGAACGCACCCGACTTTATCACGAAAGTATGAATAAATTCTTAAAAATCACAACCTACTTAAAAGCCGAGTGGGCTAACGTCGTCTTTGTCGTTGGTACTGATCCGGAATATATAAAGCAGGTTTGTGATTACAACGAGGACGCGGAGCACGACGACGCACCCGACAGCCTCGCCTCAATGATTAGGGAGCTATGGAGAAAGCGCACTCCATCCAATACAGACAACTATTTATTGTAAAGGAGTGAAAATGTACACATATCAAGACTTATTGAAATGCGGCGCGGATGAACACGCCCGCGGGGAATTCTGCCGCAAGGCTATTGACGCATTTAAAGGCACGCAGGAGTACGCTGACGCTTTAGCCGGCGAGTCGTACTACAACAAGCACAACACGACCATAGAGAACTTTCAGAAGATGCTCTATACAGTAAGCGGCAAGGAAGTTAAAGACGTATTTAGCGCAAATTATAAGTTAAAGACGCTGTTCTTCCGTCGCTTGGTACTACAGCAGGTTCAATACGTACTCGGCAACGGCGTAACCCTTTCAGACGTCAACAACAAGGAGAAGCTGGGCAGGGACTTCGACTTCCAGCTACAGAGCGCGGCCAAACGTGCAATGGCGGCCGGTAGGGCGTTCGGATTTTGGAACTACGACCACCTCGAGGTATTCGGCTTTGCGGAAACAAGCGCGCAGGCCGGCTTTTGCCCGTTGTATAGCAACGAAACAGCCCAGCTCGAGGCAGGCGTTAGATTTTGGAGCCGCGTTGTAGACGACGAGCTTATCCAGCGCTTCACGTTGTACGAAGCAGACGGGATAACAGAATATAAGCAGATAGGTGAGGGCGAGGTTGAGGTTATAGAGCCTAAAAAGGCATATAAGCAGGTCGTACAGAGTACTCCTGCCGGCGGTATTAGCGCCATATTAGACGAGAACTACACAAAGCTACCTATTGTGCCTTTATACGCTAATGACAGCCACGAGAGCGAATTAGTCGGCATACGTGAAAGCATTGATTGTTACGACTATATTAAGAGCGGCCTTGCTAACGACATAGACGATACATCCGGCTTCTATTGGATTTTGAAAAATACCGGCGGTATGGACGACACAGACCTCGCACAATTCGTACAGCGAATGAAAACAGTAAAGGCTACTGTTCTCGACGGGGATCAAGGCGTAGACGCCGAGGCGCACACATTGGACGTGCCTACAGAAGCACGCCGCCTTATGCTCGAGTTACTTCGTAAGGATATTTACGAGGACTTCCAAGCGCTTGACGTTAATACCTTAAGCGCGGCGGCAAAAACCACGCAGGAAATACAAGCGAGCTATCAATCGCAGGACAATAAATGTGCTGATTTTGAATATTTCCTTATCGACTTCGTGCAGGAAATACTCGCGCTGGCCGGAATAGACGACGAGCCTACCTTTAAGTGGAACCGCGTCGTCAATATGCAGGAACAAACACAGATGGTATTGTCTGCCGGTAGTTACCTAACCAAGGACGCCGTTATTAAGCACCTGCCTTTCTTAACACCCGAGGAAGTAGACGACATTATCAATACTATGGACGAGGAAGATTACAGCCAATTCCAAAGTGGGCAGGAAGACGACAACGCGCAGGACGGCGAGGAAGATAATAAAGAATAATGAAAAATCCGGACGAACTTACCAAGGCCAAGCTTCAACAGCTAGAGGTCAAATTAAGAAAAGAATATAGACGTGCGGCAAACGAGGCGAGGAAGCGGGCGACAGAATACTTTGATACATTAGAGGCTCGCTTCCAGCAAGAGTTTGAGGCATACCAGCGCGGCGAATATACAGCGGCACAGTTTAACGATTGGTATTTAACGCAGGTTAAAAGAGGCGAAGGCTACCAGCGTATGGCTGACGATCTAGCCAAGCGCGTGGTAGAGTGCAACAAGGTAGCGTCCGCGTATATTAACGACACTACGCCGAGCATATTCGCCCTTAACTATAATTATAGCGCTTACGAAATCTCGCAGGCCTACGGCGGCGTATATGGCAACGTGAGCTTTCAATTATTTGACGAGCAGGCCGTCCGCGAGCTTATAGAGGGTAAGAACCACGTAGAGTTTAGGACAACAAGGATAAACCCTATACGCGACTACAAGTGGAACCGCGGGCTTATAGAGTCCGCTCTTACGGCCGGAATAATGCAAGGCAAGCCGATAGATAAGCTGGCCGATAGTTTTATGGCCGTAATGGAAAGGAACCGCTCCAGCGCTGTTAGAAACGCCCGCACCGCCGTAACCAGCGCGCAGAATGGTGGAAGGCTTGAAAGTTACCGCCGAGCGAGTAAAATGGGTATAGAACTACAAAAGGAATGGATGGCCACATTTGACGACCGCACCCGAGATAGCCACGCAGACCTTGACGGCGAACGCGTAGACTACGACGATAAGTTTTCAAACGGCCTTAAATATCCCGCCGATCCGGACGGAATACCCGCAGAGGTTTATAATTGCCGCTGTACTATGAGGGCTATATTGCCGGATATAAACGACGAAGCCCGCGAAACCTTCGACGAGTGGGCTAACCGAATGAGGGCTAACGAGCCTTACCTTACAGACCGAGAGCGCAGGAAGGCCGGCAAGATACTAAATACAAAGCTGGCCGGTATCGAGGACAACCTAGGCTACTTTGGATTTTCAGACGCGGCCGCCATTTTAAAAAGGACGGGGCTAGACGTCGGAAAAACGTTTAATACAGAAAACTTTGGTGTAGTTGAGAATATATTAGAAAATTATACGGAGTTTAACCGAAAGTACCCGATAGCAGAAGCACTAATAAAAAGGGACAGACCTAAAATAACAGTAGTGCACGACTATAGTAGGACTAAAGAAATGATAAAGACGAGCGCAAGGCTCGGCAGGAGCGGCGTAAGGCTAGTTGAAATCGAAATAAATAAGGCAGGCGTCAATAACTTGATTTTTGGGTCTAGTCAAACGATGGGAGCATTTACCGAGATAATGACCGCCGGATGGCACGGCAGTGGGTCAAGGCTTTATATGCCGTGTGCGAAGGAGTACTATGACAAGTATATGGCGGCTCACGAGTACGGGCATATTCTACAGTACTCTATTATTAGCAGGGATATAAACTTTAAGGCGATACGCGCCGGAGATATCGAAGACGCGTATAATAGCGCCGTAAAGGAAATGTACGACGAGCTAAATAGGATTATAAAAAGGCGGGGATATGACGGCGACGCGGTATTGCTTTTAAGTAATTATGCAACCGGAGAGCTAAAAAAGGGTATATATACAGACGCCTTTGCGGAGGCCTTTGCGAATATGGAGTGCGGTGCACCTAATATTTGGGGCGACGCGATGAGGGACTATTTACACGGAAAGGGTATTTTATGAGGAACGAGGAACCTTACTTTTTCACTAATGATGAGTGGTATAAGTGCTATACCAAAGACGACGGGAGCGTTGATATTGTGCTAACAGACGCGGCGCCACAGAAGGCGGTAGACAGTTTTAGCGAATGGCTACAAGAAGGAACCCGCGAAGACGTCGTTCTAGATTTGGAGGACGAATAAATGAAAAGCTTTATATCTCATAAGGATAAAGTCCTAGAGGCTATGGACGCGCAGGTGCTGGTTGCGCTTGAAGCTTGCGGCCTAGTTGCGGAAGGTTACGCCAAGCAGGCGTTACAACAACAGCAGGCGGTAGACACCGGCTTGCTACGTAACTCGGTTACCTACGCAATAAGCGGGCAGGCGCCGGCGATAACAAGCTACTCGGCAGACACGCCTAAAAAGGGGCGCGCGCGATCCGGAATATATAACGGCACCGCGGACGACGATACCAACGTTACCCTATACCTTGGCACTAACGTAGAATATGCTCCGTATATAGAGCTGGGAACCGGTAGGCATACCCACGGCGGCAGGCAGACAAAGTTTGCAGGCGGCCACGGCAACGTAGCAAGGCCATTTATAAAGCCTGCGTTAGCCGACCACGTAGAACAATATAAAAAAGCCCTAGAGAAGTACTTAAAAGGCTAATATAAAGGCTTTGTTGTGAAATGTTTCGCAACGAGGCCTTATTTTTTTGCGAAAATTTAGCCATAAGGGCAAGCACGCCCACGAAAATAATCACCGGAGAGCATTCCGGCCACAGCATAGGAGAAAGATTATGGCATTAAAAAAGAGCGAATTAAGAGCAATTTTCAAAAACGAGGACTCCACTATCGAGGAGAAAATTTCAGAGGTTTTAAACATCCTACACGAGGAAGTAGACGCGATCAAAGACGAGCGCGACGAAATCTCGCAGAAGCTTAAGGACACCGAAGCCGAACTGAAAACAGCAAAGGATAACGCCGGCGCTGGCTCCGAGGAGTGGGAGAAGAAGTACAACGACGAGCACGCGGCATTCGAAGCTTACAAGACAGAGCAGGCCGATAAGGAAGTGCGCGGCGCAAAGGAAGCGGCTCTTAAGGGCTTAATGAAGGAAGTAGGTATCGGTGAGAAAATAGCCGAGCTACTAATCCCTAAAATCGACCTTGAGGCAATCGAGATCGAAGACGGCAAGATTAAAGACGCCGACAAATTAAGCGAAACCTACAAGGAAGAATACAAGGACTACATCCAAGTAACTTCTACGCAGGGCGCATCAACACAGACACCACCACCAGCCGGTGGCTCAACAGTAGACCTTGATAATTGCTCAATGGAGGATTACATCAAGGCGAGAAAAAATTAAAGGAGATAAACGACAATGGGAAACACATTTTTAACACCTAGCATTATCGCAAAAGAAGCCCTTATGGTGCTTCGTAACAACGCTGTTATGCCTAGTCTTGTACACCGCGACTATTCAGAGGAATTTGCCGCTGTAGGCGATACAGTAACAATCAGAAAGCCAGCTACATTTGAAGCAAAGGAATATCCAAACCTCTCCGGCGGTATCGATATCCAAGATGCAACAGAGGGAAATACTTCTGTAAAGCTCGACAAGCTTTTAGACGTTTCCTTCGCTGTAACAGCTAAAGAGCTGTCGCTTGACATTAAGGACTTTTCAGAACAGCTCCTCGTTCCTGCTATGCAGGCATTTGCTGACAAGGTAGACAAGTATCTTATCGCAGAGGAAGCTAACGCTACTAACAGAATTAACCACGCATCCGGCGAGATTAAGCCAGCAGACCTTATCGCTTTAAGAAAGGCACTCAACGACAACGCCGCTCCACTTGCAGGCCGTAACATTGTTACCGGTACACAAGCAGAGGCTGATTTGCTTGGAGCAGAGCTTTTCACATCCGCTGAAAAGGTAGGCGACAACGGAACAGCACTCCGTGAGGCTTCTCTTGGCCGTAAGTTTGGCTTTGATACATTCGTGGATCAGAACGTTGAGAAGACTTCTGACGGATACACACCTTCAATCGCATTCCACAAGAACGCTATCGCTCTTGTAACAAGACCACTTGCACAGCCAAAGGGTGCCGCTAATTCTGCATACGTAAATTACGACGGCTTCGCTCTTCGCGTTGTTATGGATTACGACATCAACAAGAAGACAGACGTTGTATCTATCGATATGCTCTGCGGTACAAAGTTACTTGATGACAGACTTATCGCTGTTCTCGACGACAAGCGCGCATAGGAGATAGCTTATGGACGTTAAGGTTATTAAAGGCGATTGCGAGCACGTTTGCCACTCGCAGGAGCAACTTGAACGTTTTATAAATGCAGGGTGGACGCAGGAAGCCGAAAAGGCTCCTGCAAAAGCCGCTGTTAAGAAGAAAACTTCAAAGTAAATTTTAGGAGGCTGGTTATGCTATTCGAAATTATGAAGCATTTACATAACTTTTTTATTACATCACAGAGGTATGAAGGTCGCTTCACGATTGAAGACGGCACAATCAGCCTCCCTTTTGTAAAAGAGGGTCAATATTTTATGTTTGACGGCTCGGAATTCAATACCGAAGTGATGCAATACCCACCTAGCGGGTTAGTAGACGAGGAATTCTACGGCGAGGCTGTTATATTAGCCCCACCAAAGGCATTTTTAGACCTTGTGGCCGAGATAGAGGACTATCAAGCGAACCATAAGGCCGACAATTTGCAAAGCGAGTCCTTCGGCGGCTACTCGTACACAAAAGCAACCGGTACCAACGGCGGCGTGGCTGGGTGGCAGGACGTATTTAAAACACGCTTGAACACTTGGAGGAAGATATGAGCCTAATAGACAATATGATGGAGCCTTGCGTAATTATGGACAAGGTAACGAAACGTGACCCCGCGGGCGGCAAAATAACCGCTTACGTAGATGGAGCCGAGATTAGGGCGGCTATTACCTGCGACACGTCCCTAGAGGCGCGTATAGCAGGAGCAGACGGCGTTAAGGACGTGTATACCATTACCACACGCAGATCGGACGCGCTGGCAAAGCCGGACGTCATTAAGCGCGTAAGGGACGGAGCGATTTTTAGGATCACTTCGGATGGTAATGAGAAAACTTCGCCGGACATTTCCACTTTAGATATGGCGCAGGCAAGCGCAGAAAGCTGGGTGTTACCAAAATGACGAAAGAGGAAGCATTATATAAGTTTTTCTCCGGTTTCGGGATGGACGCTTACCCTTCCTCGGTGATACCGGACGAAAAAGAGGTCGAATTTCCTTATATATCCTACGAGAACGCTATCGGGTTCGCTGGTGATCCTACCATATTCGTAACAGCACAGATATGGTTTAGAACAGAGTCGGAAGCGGTACCTAACGCGGTTGTAAGCAGGATATCGGAATATATAGGCCGCGGCGGCGTAATAGTCCCTTATGACGAGGGCACTATTTGGATCAAGCGCGGGACGCCTTGGTGCAACTCCCTAGCGGATGACGGCGACCCTTCAATTAAGCGCCGTATATTGAATTTAGAAATTGATTTTATGTAAAGGAGCATAGGTATGAAATTTACACAGATACCAGCCGACGCGTTTAAGAAAATTCAAATGAACGCCGGCATTTTAACTACAGACTTCAAACCTGCCACCGGTGTTATTGGCGACCTTTTAGGCGCTACAACCGGCGGTATTAACTTCACAGCTTCGCCAAGCTTTAGCGATTACGGCGACGATATCGATAACTGTCCAAAGAATATGAAAGAGCTTAAAAAGCTCGAGAGCTGGGAAGCTAAAATGAGCGGTACTTTCGTTACTATCTCGGCTAACCTTGGCAAGACACTTATCGGTGCGGCTGACGTAGACGAGGACGACGCTACTCACGTAGTGCCACGTAACGACGTACTCGATAAGGACTTCACAGACCTTTGGTGGGTTGGTGATTATTCAGACGAGAACGACGGCACAAACGCAGGCTTCTGCGCTATCCACTTAATGAACTCGCTCTCTACCGGCGGCTTTGCTATTCAGTCGACAGACAAGGGCAAGGGTCAGTTTGGTTTCGAATTTACCGGCCATTATTCAATGGACAAGCAGGACGAGGTACCTTTCGAGGTATTTATCAAAGAGGGCGGCGACAGCGAAGCGCTCTACTAGGATCATATAGGAGGAAAGGATAATGCAAATAACATCATTTAAGAACGAGGACGCAATCGACGTACTAGCCGACCTTATCGAACCAGCCGGCGAGATTTTCTCGGATACCGAGATTTTACAATCGATTAGGAACGATAAGACAAAGATAGCCCACACAGTTAGATTAGCACTTAAAAAGCATAACAAGGCTGTTGTGGAAATCTTGGCGGTTCTTAACGGGATGGACGTTGAGGCTTATAAGAAGACCGGATTATGTACACCCGTAACAGTATTAAAAGATTGCATTGAGATCGTAAATGATAAAGAGCTTAAAGATTTTTTTATCTCGCAGGCCAAGATGATGGCAGAAGAGTCCTCTATCTTGCCTGCGGAGAATACCGAGGAAAAAGAACAGTAAAAGCCTTTATGCGGTACGCTAACGCGAGGTACGAGGAATACGTGCGCGAGCTTACGTACCGCATTTATATTACAAACAGCCTCTATTATATGGCCGAAAATAAGCAAATAGCGCAGAAATACTACGACATAATTAACCCTCGGCCGGAAGATCACCGAACGGGCGACGAGATAGCGCTGGATGTAATGAAGAGGGCTGGGCTGTCTTTTGGAGAATAAACAATGAACGTATTTGAATTATTCGCGAGCTTATCGCTTGATAAATCAAAATATGAGTCAGAGCTGGCTTCCGCAGAGGATAGCGGTAAAAAGTCCGGCGTAAATATCGGTAAGGCTATGAAGACAGTAGCCAAGGCCACTATCGCAGGCGTAACAGCGGCGGCGGGCGCGATCGGCGTATTAGTAAAGCAGAGCACCGCGGCGTATGCGGACTATGAGCAATTAGTGGGCGGTGTAGAAACTCTCTTCGGCGCGCAAGGGATGAGCATAACAGAATATGCTCAAAGCGTAGGCAAAAACCTCGGCGAAGTCCGAACAGAGTACGCGCTACTCAATAAGGCACAGAATATCGTACTTGAAAATGCGAGCAACGCGTACAAGACCGCCGGCTTATCTGCTAACGAGTATATGGAAACTGTTACCTCGTTCGCGGCGGCTTTAAATAGCTCGCTGGGCGGCGACACAGTAGCCTCGGCTAAAAAGGCCGATATGGCCATAACCGATATGGCCGACAATGCCAACAAGATGGGCACGTCTATGGAAGCGATACAAAACGCTTACAACGGCTTTGCAAAGCAAAACTACACTATGCTTGATAACCTTAAGCTGGGCTTTGGCGGCACAAAGGAAGAAATGCAGAGGCTTCTCGACGAGGCCGGCAAACTCTCCGGTATTAAATACGATATAAGCTCCTACGCGGATATCGTAGACGCCATCCACGTTATACAAGACGAAATGGGCATAACCGGAACCACAGCCAAGGAAGCCGCGGAAACCATCAGCGGATCGTTAGCCTCTACCAAGGCGGCGTGGCAAAACCTGCTTGTGGGTATAGCCGACGACGAGGCCGATATGGACTCATTGATAAATAATTTAATAGAAAGCGCGTCAAACTTCGGTAATAACATTGCTCCACGTATAGAGCAGGGACTTGCAGGCGTGGGTACTGTTATCGAGAAGCTTGTACCGCAAATTATGAACACGTTACCGGAGTTAATAACCAATGTAGTGCCGCAATTTATAGAGTCGGGCAAAAACCTTATTTTGAGCCTTGTAAGGGGCATTAAGGACGGCGTACCCCAGCTTATGGAAGGCGCTATGGATATTATTAACGAGTTTATCGACGCGATTATAGAAATTGCGCCGGAGCTCGCTTCGGCCGGCTGGGATATCCTGCAAAAACTAGCGCAGGGCATTATTAAGGCCATTCCGGAGCTTACGGCC